TTAGCGCAATTGTATCTCCTTTATAGCTGAACGGTATCGACAGCGAAGTGGCGTTATGCATCTTTTGACCCTTGACAATCTTCACATATTTTCATTTAGATTCTTTTATAGTATAGCCACAGGGAAGTCAACAGTTAATTTTAACACGCACAACCCCCTGATTTTAAAGAGAAAAAATAATTGTTGACTTCCCTGTAGTTTTCGATTACCCTCTGTTCACCCCGCAAGGGGGTTAATACTAACACTACAGAATTTATATATAAGGTTACTATGACTAAAATAAATTACCGTAGATTAGACAAACAGCCTAAGAAAAGAAACCCTATAGCTTTAAGATTAGCTGATGGGGAGTTTATACCCAAGAAGATAGAAAATAAGAAAAAGAAGAAAGAAAAAAATAGAACTAAATTAAAAAACATTGTAAATACCTATAATAATGGTATGGACGTTACTGATGAATTTGAGTGATTATCTTGCTAATATAAATCTATACACAGGAGAAACCTTGCGAGATGAATGCCCCAAATGTAAAAAAGATAATACATTTACGGCGACAAATATGGGTTCATATATACTATATAACTGTTATCATGCAGATTGCAGCTTATCGGGCAAAATTCAAGAAGGTATTAATAAATCCAGTTTTAAAACTTCTAAAGATAAAGTAGTCGAAGAAAAATTTGATGTTAATAATTATTTCTTTGTAGATATAGATAGAAATGAAAAGGCTGTAAAATATATAAAATCAACAAATTCTTTCGATGCTTATCTAGAAAAGAGAGCTAATATTGTATATGATTTAAAACAAGACAGAGCAGTTTTCTTAATTTTTAAAGATCAGCAAGTTGTAGATGCTTGTGGTAGAAAGCTAGGTAAATATGGTTCTAAGTGGCACAGATATGGATCAACAAAATTACCCTTTGTTGTACAGGGCAAACAAAATTCTAGAACTGCTGTCATAGTCGAGGACTGTGCTTCTGCTTGTGCAGTATCCTGTATATACTCTAGCGTAGCCCTGCTAGGAACACACTTGACAGACCAATCTCTTGAGTGTATAAAAGAATTTGACAGTGCTATAATTTGTTTAGATAAAGACGCTTCTATCAAGTCTATCAAGTTAGCACAACAGATAAAACCGTATATGCCGGTAAAGATAAAAATTCTAGAGACAGATTTAAAGAATCTTTCACCGGAAAAGACCAAGGAGTTTTTTAACTTTGATTGAACAAAAAGTACTGGCCCTGTGCATGAAAGCACACTTCTGGAATAAAGCTAAAAATATTCTAGAACCAAATATGTTTCCAAAAGAATGGATGCAGGTTGTACATTCCCTGTTTTATGCACAGAAGCACTATGGGGGAGATATAACGACAGATGAGCTTCTATCTGTACATCGTGACTTAAACCCTGCCTTGCCAGAATCAACAAAAGAAAGTACAGAAAGTTTAATTTATTCATTAGCTGACGTTGATCTACCCAATCAAGATATTGCATTTGATGTTATTAAAAACTTCTGGCGCAGGGATAAAGCCAAACATATTGGCAATAAAGCCCTGGCTATCTGGACGGGTGAAGGTGGTGATTTTACAGAGCTACAACGACTTATAGATCTTGCAGCTAGTGAAGATGTTAATTCACACGAGACATTTTCTATCGTAAATGAAGATTTAGAAGAGCTTGTAAAATACACGCAGCGTCCTTCTGAATTTAAATTTACGCTAGAACAGATGGCAGCTAGAATATCTGGGCTTAACAGGGGGGACTTAGGAATTGTATTCGCCAGACCAGAGGTGGGTAAAACTACCTTTTGTTGTTTTCTTGTAGCTGAATATATTCGACAGGGGCATTTTGTTTTTTATTGGGCCAATGAAGAAAGAGCTTCTAAAATAAAATTACGGATCATAACTTCTTACTTGAAGAAGTCTGTACAAGATGTTGAATCTAATATAGAAAACTCCCTAGAAAGTTGGGCTAAAGTAAAGGATAATCTGGTAGTTTTTGACTCGGTAGGAACTTCAATCGAAGAGGTAGATTCTTATTGTGGATTAAATAAACCAGCGGTTGTAATAGTAGATCAGCTTGACAAAATGAAAATTTTAGGGCAGTTTGGCAGGGGGGATGAAAGACTTAAAGCTCTCTATGGCTACGCGAGAGAGATAGCAAAGAGAAATGACTGTTTGGTATGGGCAGTATCACAGGCTGGTTATGAAGCTGAAGGCAATCAGATCGTAGACTATTCGATGCTAGACGGCTCTAAAACCGGCAAGGCTGGTGAAGCTGATATAATATTAGGGATTGGTAAGAATGTTGATGATGAAGATACTACAAGATTTGTAAATGTTAGTAAGAATAAAATAAATGGGTTTCATGGTTTTATAACTGTAGATATAAACAAAGATATAGGTAGGTACTATGATAGTAACGATTGACATCGAAACTACTTTTGTTATTAAAAACAATGGTTCATTTGATCCTTCCCCTCATATAGCCGGTAACTATTTAGTAGGTGTAGGATACTTAACAGCACCATATGTGCCTATGGAAAAGTTTTTTACAGGAAGTAGTGTTCTAGCAAAACCTGAGTTTATTACTATCTACCATAAAGAGCTTGAAGAAGATCACATAACTACAATAAATAAGTTCAAGTGCATACAGAAAATACTAGATACTGCCGATGTATTAGTAGGTCACAATATAAAATTTGATCTGTCTTATCTTTTAAATTGTGGATTTAAATACACAGGAAGTGTGTACGACACAATGGTATCCGAATATATTTTAGCTAGAGGTATCAAAAGAGGATTATCTCTAGAAGATAGTTGTAAGAGGCGTGATATAAAAATGCCTGAAAAATTTATAATGAAAAAGTATACAGATGAAGGAAGGAATGTAGACGAGTTTCCTCTAGAAGAACTGTGTATGTACTGCAAAGGTGATGTTATAGCAAGTTATGAGCTAGCAAGAAAGCAAATAGAAATACTAGGAGGTACTTTCGATGACTTTGTTACAAACAGCTAAACTTTCTATGGACATGACAAGGGTTCTTACAGATATAGAACTTGCTGGTATTAAAATAGATATCTCTGCTTTAACAGAACTAAAAGAAACCTATAATTCTAGAATTGAACAATTACTAGAAATTTTAAATGCGGCTGCTAAAAATGCGATGGGAGACACGCCGATTAATTTAGATTCTCCTGAAGATAGGTCTATGCTTTTTTATTCTAGAAAAGTAAATGATAAAAAACAGTGGGCTTCTCTATTTAACATAGGTACTACAGTCAACGAACGAGGTTCTAGAAAGCAGAAGAAGAGAACAGAGTTTAATAGAAGAGATTTTAGCAATACTTACCAATCCAATACTGCACAAGTGTATAAAACTACAGCTAGTCAATGTACAATATGCAAGGGCTTCGGTAAAACTTCTAAAGCTAAGAAAGATGGTACTTACACAAAAGTAAGATATATCTGTAAAAGATGTTCCGGCTCTGGAATTATATACACTAACAATTTAGAAACTGCAGGTTTTTCACTGAAGCCGTTAACAGTGCTAAATTGTACAGCACATGGGTTTAAAACGGACTCTACTACTTTAAATAACTATTTAACTTCTGCTATAAGTAGTAATGCAAAAGCCTACATTCGTGCATATTGTGAATATTCTTCGATAAAAACCTATCTTAGAACTTTTGTTGAAGGTATCGAAAGGGCTGTTACAAAGAGAGACTTTATTCATCCTAATTTTATGCAGTGTGTAACAGCTACTGGTAGATTATCCTCTCGCAGTCCTAACTTTCAAAATATGCCCAGGGCCAATACATTTCCAGTTAGAAAAACTATTATTTCAAGGTGGACAGATGGATTTATACTTGAAGGAGATTACAAGCAACTTGAATTTAGGGTGGCTGGTTTTCTATCAGATGATAGTACAGTCTATAGAGAAGTTGAAGAAGGGTTTGATGTTCACAGCTTCACGGCTCAAATGATGGATGTAACACGCCAGGAAGCTAAAGCACACACCTTCAAGCCTTTGTATGGTGGTGTATCCGGCACGGACAAGCAGCGTAATTATTATCGTGCTTTTAAAAATAAATACGCTGGTGTTACCCACTGGCATGAAGCCCTTGCAGAGGAAGCTATAGCTAGAAAGAAGATAACTTTACCTTCAGGTAGAGAATATCTATTCCCTAATGTTAGAAGAACCCGATGGGGAGGGGTTACTTCAGGTACTGCAATTAAAAACTATCCTGTGCAGGGTTTTGCTACTGCTGATCTCTTGCCTATGGCTTTGGTTTATACAAGTAAACTTCTGGCAGAAAATAAAATGCAGTCTGTTATCTGTAATACTGTACATGATAGTATAGTTTTTGATGTACATCCTGAAGAAAAAGATTTAGCTATTGACATACTAAGTAGAGGTATGCTATCATTGTATGATGAATGTAAGAAACGATATGATATTACCTATTCAATGCCGGTTGGTATAGAACTAAAAATTGGAAAAAATTGGCTTGACTTAGAGCCTATTCTAGAGTTAGAATGCAAACCTGAAACTTTAAAGGAGTACAAGTATGAACCAGCTAATAGCTCTGAACGACAGCCAGAACTTATCTGATGTCATTAATAAGGGGTCTGAAAAAGACCTACAGAAACTTCTAGGCTCGGAGCACACTTCATCAGAACCTAAGTTAGCACGGTTGTCTGTAAATTATGCTACTGAAGATAACGATGAAAACACTTTGCCAAGGGGCTACTACCGTCTGTACGATCCTGACAGCAGAAACACTGTCTTTGCTAAAGATGTAAAATTCAGGCCGTTTGTTCGTACATATATGTACAATGTATGGGACAATGAAGAAAACCAATTCAGTTGTCGTACTGTCCAGTGCAAGAGCATGGGAGACCCCTTCCATGATACCAGCGGGGGTGAAAAGTGTGGGCGATTGAGCAAAGAAGAGCAGAAAGCCCTGCCAAATGATTCTGCTGTTCTAACGCAGCAAAAAAATATCAAGTGCGTACAGGTTATCTATGGCTTGGTTACTATCGAAGGTAAAAGTGCTACCAAAGAAGATTACACCTTGGAAAATATTCCTGCGGTTTGGTATGTGAAAGGTGCTAGTTTTATTCCTGTATCAGATTGGTTCAAGTCTATCGACAAGGAAAAGAAGCTCTACGCAACTATTGTCGGTAAGCTAGAAACTATCAAGCAGAAGCGAGGTGGTATTCAGTTCTGGATTTCCAGGGCTACTACAGTAGAAACAAAAGATTTTTCTAAGAAAGATCGTCTGGTTTTAGAATCTTTCATAGGTGATATTATGGATCATAATTCTGAAATCATGGAAAAACACCGCGAAGCTAAAAAGGCAGCACCGGCAGATTCTGAAATTTTAGAAGCATTGGATATGTCTGCCTGATGGATATAACCCTTGATCTAGTCAAGGATTACCTGCAAAGAATCAGTCGGGGGGAAGAGAAAATCTCTCCGGCTATTCTTCGTGAATTTGAAAAATCTTGTTCAGATTCCCTTAAAAAACAGTTTACCAAGCAAGCATGGCGCTTACGCATGTCAGGCGTGGGCAAGCCCTTGTGTCAACAGCAACTTGGCAAGGAGGGCATAGAAGAAGAATTAGATTATTCTACAATTATGAGATTTATATTTGGCAACTTGATAGAAGCAGTAGCTATTGCTATCTTAAAAGGTGCTGGTGTAGAAGTTTCCGACGAGCAAAAGAGGGTATCAACCGAGGTTGCAGGTGAAACTATTTCCGGTTCTATGGATTTAAAAATAAAAGGAATAGATGGTGCTAAGAAAATATGGGATGTTAAATCTGCAAGCCCCTATTCTTTTGATAAAAAGTTTGGAGAGCTAGGGGGCTATTCATCTTTGAAAAAAGATGATCCTTTTGGTTATATTGCACAGGGGATGATGTACGAACACGCTGATGGTGATAAGTTTGGCGGCTGGATAGCTATCAACAAGTCTAACGGCGAGTGGGCTATGTGTTCTGTACCGGAGGATACAGAAGATGAAAAGATAGAAGTTATAGATTCTGTTACAAGAAAAATTACTGCTCTAAATGATATAAATACTAAATTTAGAAAATTTCCAGATAAATTAGAAGTTCACAAAGCACCTGACGGGCCGATAGAGACTGGTAATAGGTTGATGAACCCTGCCTGTTCTATGTGTGGCTATAAAAAACATTGCTGGCCCAATGCTGTTTTACATAAAAGAGTATCTGGTAGTAATTACAGAAAATCTTTTGTGTGGTATACTAAGCTAGTAAAAAGAGAGCTAGACTAGTGCCTGTCATTACTCTAGTTGATATGTCTAAAAGGGATATGATTGTAAATCAAACTGTTATGTTTGTAATATCTTCTACAGATAAAGGTACTTTTAATTCTATTAATGCGTCTAATGTTGTAGGTCTACGAGTTAAAGCTGCCCCCTCACAAGAGGTAGAAGCCTACTGGAAAGATGATACTTATGAAGTTAATTTACAAAAGATAGATGAGGATATTAAAATTGTAGAACAACATTTAAATAATAATGGAGTTGTTGTTCTATATGAAACAGATATTTTTAGCGAGATTACTAGCTTAGAAAAGTACGCTCCTAAAACTTTTGACTACCTGTTTAACTCTGTGCAAAATTTAAAAAATAAGTATTCTCCGAAAGGTTTTTATAATGAACAAAAAGAAACATAATTTTAGGAGCAACTTTGAATTACAATTTGCTGCTTACTTATACAAGAATAAAATTAAATTTCTTTATGAGAAAGATAAGATTGAATACATTGTAGATCCTAAAACTTATTGTCCTGATTTTTATTTAGAAGATTATGATTTTTATATTGAAACAAAAGGACACTTAACAACGGCAGACAGAGTAAAACATTTGTACATAAAGAAACAGCATTGTGAAGTAGACATACGGTTTATTTTCATAAACTCGAAGAAAAAGCTTTACAAAGGAAGTCCTACGACCTATGCTAGATGGTGTGATAGGCACTCATTTCTTTATGCCGATAGGATCATACCAGAGGAGTGGCTAAATGGCCGATTATGATGAAGAAACACTAAGAAAGAGAGTTCAGGAAGATGCTGATTCGATCTTGCCAGGAAGAATATATTTTATTTTTGAGCAACTCGATGATGAAAGTGTAAATGTTAGAATTTTCGATTCTACTGGAGATGAAGATTCAGATTACGCTCGTGTAATGTGTGCTGGTTTACAGAATATTTTATTTGAAGAAACAGATCATGTTGTAGATACTGGGCATTCTATAATTTTAGGAGAGTTGCAAGAACAACATGAAGAAAAAACCAAACAAGAACAAAAAGGTGAAAAAGGAAATAATATTATTTTATTCAATAAAAATAAATTAAACTAATGGATAAGATTAATAATCCCCCGCACTATAATTATAGTTCAATAGAAACTATTGATATAATTAAAAACAGTATGGATGAACATATGTACCAGGGATACTTAGTAGGTAATGTTTTAAAATATGTTTGTAGATATAAATACAAAGGAGAAGAATTAGACGATTTAAAAAAAGCTAGATGGTATTTGACTAGATTAATCGATGATAGATCTCCCCAGCCTGATAATATTATGAAAATGAAAGGATAAGAAATGCCAGAAAAGAATTTTATAATTTCTCTAACTGAAATTAATACACTTTTAGCATATTTACAGAATAGACCCTTTAAAGAAGTAGTTTCTGTAATTGGTATTCTTAATAGTGTATCTAAAAATGAATATGAATTAGCTGTAGCAGAACAGTTTCAAGATACAGAAACTACAACTGTTGTTAAAGATAGTAAAGATACTGAAGAATGATCTCTGACTATCAAAGATTTATTCATACATCTAGATACGCTAGGTGGAATGATCAGTTTCAGCGCAGGGAAACCTGGGAGGAAACTGTAACTAGACTTATTGATTATTATGAATATCATCTAAAGGTGTATATTGACTATACACTGAAGGAAGATGATAAAAATCTTCTGTACAACTCCATAGTTTCAATGTCTGTAATGCCCTCTATGCGGGCTATGATGACCGCTGGGCCAGCTTTAGAAAGAAACAACATAGCTGCCTATAACTGCTCTTATGTGGCTGTGGATAGCCCCAGGGCGTTTGATGATATCTTGTATATCCTAATGCATGGCACTGGTGTAGGGTTCTCTGTAGAAAGACAATCTATAGAACAATTGCCAAAAGTAGCAGAACAGTTTCAAGATACAGAAACTACAATTGTTGTTAAAGATAGTAAAGAAGGGTGGCATTCAGCTTATAAAGAATTAATTAATCTTCTATACGCAGGGCAAATACCTAAATGGAATATGGGCAATATCCGCCCAGCAGGATCCAAACTTAAAACTTTTGGCGGAAGGGCATCTGGTCCAGAGCCTCTAGAAGATCTATTTAATTTTACAGTTAATAAGTTTAAAAATGCTGCAGGAAGAAAGCTTAATTCTCTAGAATGCCACGATACAGTTTGTAAGATAGCAGAGGTTGTTGTAGTTGGTGGAGTGCGTAGGTCTGCTCTGCTGTCCTTGTCCAATCTAACCGATGCTAGAATGCGAACAGCCAAAGGCGGTAACTGGTACGATTTTGAACCCCAACGGGCGCTGTCTAACAATTCTGTTTGCTATACGGAAAAGCCCGACATAGGCATATTCATGCGAGAGTGGCTGTCTTTGTATGAATCTAAGTCGGGCGAGAGGGGCATCTTTAATCGTGTAGCGGCTCAAAAGCAGGCTGATAAGTACGGTAGAAGGGATTCTAACTATGATTTTGGCACTAATCCTTGTTCGGAAATAATTCTTAGAAGTAAACAATTTTGTAATCTTACAGAAGTTATTGTACGAAAGGATGATGATAAGCAATCTTTGATAAATAAAGTAAAGGTTGCTACTATGCTAGGTACTATACAAAGTACTTTTACAAATATTAAAAATATCAGTAGTGTATGGACTACTAATACAGAAGAAGAGAGGCTTTTAGGAGTTAGTTTAACAGGCATAATGGACAATGAATTGACTTGTGGGTTACATTCTAAGGCAAGATTGGAGAGTTTATTAAACGACCTTAGAGTATGTGCTGTACAAACCAATAAGGTATGGGCAAATAACTTTGGTATTAATGCTTCTACTGCTATCACTTGCGTCAAGCCTTCTGGTACTGTTAGTCAGTTGGTCGATAGTGCGAGTGGGATACATACTAGGCATTCACCCTATTATACCAGAACAGTACGAGCAGACAAAAAAGACCCCCTGACTCAATTTCTTGTACAGCAGGAAGTTCCACATGAAGATTGTGTTATGCAGCCTAAAGATATAACCGTTTTTTCATTTCCTATTAAATCTCCAGAGAATGCTATTACAAGGAATGATCTAACTGCAACAGAGCATTTAGATCTATGGCGAGTTTATCAAAGCAGTTGGTGTGAGCACAAACCTTCTATAACTATTTCTGTTAAAGAAGATGAGTGGATGCAGGTAGGCTCTTATGTATGGGATAATTTTGATGGTATGTGTGGTGTAAGTTTCTTGCCTTTTACAGATCATGTGTACAGACAAGCCCCTTACCAAGAGCTAACGAAAGATGAATATGAAGAAGTTCTAGCTGGTACTCCTAAAAAGATAGATTGGAATAAATTATCAGAATTTGAAAGTGAAGATAGGACTACATCCAGTCAGGAATTTGCTTGTACAGCAGAATCTTGCGAAGTAGTTGATATTGTAGATAGCCAATGACAAGTGTAAAACAAGAAGCCAAGGAAAAAACTGAAAATATGGGAAGGCAAGCCTATTTGAGAAATTCTATAAGTAATCCTTTTGAACCATACAGTGATAGATACTGGTGGTGGCAATCGGGATGGGATAAAGAAAAAAATGAAAAAACAAGAAGCAACTCTGCTAAAACTAAAATTTATTCTAAATAATCTCGGACAGGTTGTGGTTGAAAAATCAACAATCGATCCTGAATTGTTTAGAAAAGCTTTTGATAATAGATTACCAGAATATCCAAATACTATTATATTAGAAAATTTTATAACCAGAATAAATAATTTAACTGATAAATTTATTGAAGATGCTGAAATCTTTTAAAAATACAATAGTAGAAATATCAAAAATTATATTTTTACCTTGGTATAACCCTATTATACTTCTAATTATAATAGTTTTAGCTACGTTATTTTTAAATTTATATACATATTATACATGAATCTGTGGTGTAAAGTAGGTGTTAGTAAGATACATGGAGTTGGTATTATAGCCTTAAAATCTATACCGATGGCTACTGTAGTAACAGAAGTTCCTAGTAAATATGAAAAGATACAACTAATAAAGTATAAAAAAAGTGAATGTTCTACAGAACAGTTAGAATATTTACAGCGTATACACTGCTACCATCCTGAAGGGGATAATATTAGTCTGCCCGAAACAGGTTTTAATATTTATTGGTTGCAGAGTTTTGTAAATCACTCTTTTGAACCTAATTGTATTATGTATTCTTTAAATGGTGTATATTCAGATATTATAACTACAAAACCTATAGAACCCGGTGAAGAAATAACTATAGATTTTAGAAAAGCTTATCCTTCGTTTTATACAAAAGATAAAAAATGGGCAAAAAAATAGTGCTAATAAAACACCAGCACTATTATAGTATATGTAGTTATTTAATTACAAACTTCTTTCCACGTTTCGTTATGGGCTAGAATCTGTTCTACAGTTTTATCAGTCATAGTATCATCCGGGCTTATAAATATAGGACTTACCCAAGAACAGTCATTTCCTTCACCCCCTCCTCCAAGCAGAGAGCAGCCGCTTACGGAGATCAGACATAGGAGTACGAGCCATGTTGCGCTCGATTTTATCCCTTGTTTTAGACTTTTTAATTTCATCTTTTGCTTGTGCTCCTCTTGCTATTTTGCTACCTGCCATAAAGGAAAAAACCAAGGGGAGCAATTTCATCAAGCCCCCTAGTAAACTAAATATACCGGCCATATTAGTCTTTGCCGGTTTGTTTAGCTTTGCCGAATGTCAAAGATGCCCATTCGATCATTTTATAAACTTTTCCTAAAAGTGTATCGGGGTTTGGGGTCTTAGTACCGTTGATCATCATAGATGCAGCAGCTACTACGCCAAGGACAGCCGCTACGATAACATCTCGGTTGTTCCATATGGTTTCCCACCAAGCTAGTGTTTCAGTTACAGGTTCGCTCATTTTTACACCTCCTAGTGTATAGTAAAATCACAATCTACAAATATTAAATTATGATTGATTGCATGTGAACTACAAAAGTCTATACTATCTATTGGACCTTCTATGTTTTTATCCCAATATCGAATAAGCTTTTGAAAGCGAGGATATTCAGGTGGCTTATCGAAATCTTGCCATATAAACTCCTGAATAATACCGGGAGAATCAGGCATTCTATAATAAATTCGAGCTAAAATCAACTCTAAATTCATCTTTTTGTCAAATCATCTCTTAGTTTATTAACGTGTATCCATAGTTCTGTTATATTTTTACCATTTACTCTAGTAGAAAATTCAGATCGTATAATAAATGCTACTACCATTGCAGCAGTGACAAGCTGTTCCCAAGATAATTCTATCAACTAACTTCTCCATAATTTAGGTTATCCAAGTTTTAATAGCAATTGCAATACCAGCTATTCCTCCAAGAGCGGTGCCTAGTATTATAAGTGTCTTTAGACTACCTTTTCCAAAAGAGGCTAGTTCTATAAGTTTTAGTTGATGTTTTTCTACATTGTCTAGTCTATTTGACATTGAAGTTACTTTTGTCTCTAAAGCGGCTATAGCTACTGCTAGTTCGTTTTGGTTATCCATTTGTAAATAAACCACTCATTTGCTTGCCCAGAGGAGTTGGTTCAGGTAACAATCCCTGCTGTTCTAGAAATTCATCTTGCACACGCTGTTGTTCAGCAGTTAGCCTTTCTCCAGCTTCTGATTTAGTTTCTCTATATTCTTCAATTTTACCTAATTCGGGATGTCTTATATCAAGTATTGAACGCACAATATTTCCGGGCCAATAAGTCGGGCGGTGCACTCCTCTTTCTGCTTCTGCTTGTTGTCTTTCTAGCTGTTCTGTAGTAATATTGCCATGTTGATTTCTTTGATGCTCTCTTCGCTGATCTTCTATATGATCTTGAGTTATTCTAGCTGCTATCTTAGGGCCAAATGTATATTTAAACACAAGTTTAAAAGCAGATAGTTCTTCTCTTGTAAGGGGTTTTGTTGACTTCATAGCTTTGGTCATAATTCTTCCAGCTTGAGGATGGGATAGTATAGTTTGAAAAAATTTAGTAGTTTGCATTCTATACGCTTGAAATCCTATCATACCAGCTACAAATCTGACACTTATAACCTTTCTAGCTACTGCCCAAAGTTGGGATTGCATAGTGGATGCTGACCATCCTTTAACCAGACCAGATAAAGTTGAGCCTACTTCATCTCCAGTCATTGCATAAGAAACTTTAAATAGATCATCTAGCACTGCTGTATGTTCTGAACCTAGTAAAGTTAAAAATGTATTTCTATTCCTTCTTAAATATTCTTCATATTGTCTAAGATCTATGGTATTAGCCATTATATCCTGTGTTGCAAGACCAACATAGTTTGGACTAGTAGCATCACCTGTTAGCATCCGCCAATTTACTTTAGGTATTTGTTTACCAGTAGTTTTAAAACTATTTTCTACAAGTTCTTCAACTAGCAATCCTTTTAATGCGTTCTTTGTTGTTTCGTAGACATTGACTTCTTTTCCATCAATAGTTTTTACACCTTCTTCTCTGGCCCATTCTAGCAATTGTTTAAAATTAGCTGCTGCTTCACTACTCATAACACGCCCTTGTGCTTCATCAAAGGGTATTCCAAGAGCTAATAGTTCTTCCATTTCTTCAGCAAATTGTGCAGTTTGTTCTGCACTTCTTTCAATATCTCTAACATCTGCAGGGAATGGGCCTTTGTGCCTGACACCTCTTCCAAATATTATTTCTCTAAGTTTTTCCCTAGATACATCACCCCCTACTTGTTCAAATACGCTGCCTTTTAGAGCATTTTTTCTTCTGTCTAGCAGATTTTTTAGTGTATCAGTACCTTGTATCTTCATTCGATCTAAAACTGCTTGTTCTTTAATAGCAGTTTTATGCTCTGCAATTAATTCTCCGTATTTTTTAGGATTATATTGTTTATACAAACCTCCTACAGATAGAAAATCTTCTCCGCTTTTACCAGCCTGTCGTATTACATCTTCAAAACGCTCAACAAATTTAGCATGAGCATTCTTTTCTATTTGCGACCCTGCACCTCTTTCTCCTCGTTTTGACCACATTTTAAGTGCAAAAGCATCTATTAACATTTGAGCATCTTTTGGATCTATATTTCCATCTGCTCCAGTAAATACTATTTTAAACGTATCTACTGCTTCGTCCATATCATCTACATTAACTGTACCTTTCCAAAAAGGTTCTGTAAAAGCTGGCATGAACATTTGCCCATTAGACACAAAATCAGCAAAAGAAGCATCATCAGGGTCTACCACAGCACCATTTTTATTTACTGCCTTAAATCTTGGCTGCTTGTTTTCTGTTTTTGATAGTAGCCTCTTGCCAATACCTACTCCAAATCGTTCCATAAATCTAAAGTATAATTCATTAGCTTCTTTTAATCCTGTTAATGCCACAGTATCTTTTGCACTTTTTAAAAAGTCTGTAATATAATCATCAAGTGTTTCTGCACCTTTTGCAAAAACATGTCTATTTGGTCCTATTCTAGAAGTTACAGAATTTCTGCTATAAAAACTTCGTAAAGCAGCAAATTCTTTTACAGTATATTTAGCTTGAATATAAGGTAATGTTTCTGCTAATGTGCGTTGAATATAATCAAGATTATCAGAAGCAATATCTCTAGCAATGTTTGCAGCACCACTGTTTGCATCTATTGTAGCTATCTCATCAAGTCTACCTCTTGCTGAGGGAAGAAGGTGCTTCTGTAAATATGCATCGTGTTCAAATGCATCCTCAGTAGTTTCGGCGGCTGCTGCTATTATAGTTGCAACTTTTTCTTCAAATTTTTCAACTTCCTCTACAGATAAAACTAAATTTCTTTCAGTAGTAGTATTTATCTTTCTGCCTGTAATATTATCTGATAATGCAATTACATAGCGGGCTAATTCTTCAGCGCCCATACCTTTTGTATCATCTTTAAGAAATCTTTGTCTAGCTTTAACCAGTATACTATGGGGGGTTACAGCCCCTCTTGTCCAACCCCTCGTTGGTTGTGGAACTCGCTCGGCTTGTAGAACCAATGCTTCAAGGTGTCCTGCTATACCTTCAGAACCCTCTAATACATGATCATAATCTATCGCATCGTAAGCTTCCTTTACTTTAGCATGTATAGGAGCCATTGCAGCATCTAATCTTTCATTTTGAAATAGTCGATGTATATTTTGATTTTCCTGAGTTAGCATACCGGTTAAACCTGTAGAATCGGATATCTGTCTTTCAAGTTGATTTTCTGCTTGTTTTACAGCATTGTTTATTTCATCTGCTAACTCTGAGTAATTTTCATCTACTATCTTGTTAAAAGCTCGACTATTGGCGCTGGTTTCTTCTGCTATTTGATCAATGTATTTTCCAACTTCATCTTGAAATGTTTTTAAATTGTCTGGTAAATCTTTAACACCACCCATGTGTTGCATCATTTTCTTAATTGCTAATATACTTTGCTGCTTTCTAGCTGCTAAAGCAGTATATTCAGCTAGCATAGGAACCTTATCTAATCCAAAACTCATACTAGTATTTATATTATTTAAAAGATTTTGCTCCATAAATGCAATAGATGGTAGAGCTATAAGATCAGACAAAGTAACATTAATTTCATTTTCTAAATTTGGAAAAAGCTCATTTAATCTTGCTTCAATAACTTGAGTGTTTTCTGCTATTTTAGAGAGTCTTTCTAGTTCCTCTGGATCTACATTCAACGACCACTGTTTAGCTTCTTCTCCTAGCTGCACCATTTTTGCTAATTCTTTTTTATCTGCTGCTATTTTATAGGCTGCTAGTACATTTTCATCTGCAGATCTTTTTGGATCAAATTCATCATATAATTTTAATACTTGTATTGCTGCTGCTTCTTCCATGCGGTTGCTTGTAGCTACATCGCCTCTACTTCGCGCCCAATTGCCCATAGCCGTATATACACCATACTTTTGTACTCTAAAATTATCCCGATTAAATTTACTTACTACTCGTCTTGCAGGAGTTCTTGTAGCTAAAAAGTGAGGTACAGATCCTCCAGACCAAGCACCAAACACTCCCATTCCCATCCCTATAAAAGGATTATTTGGAAATGCTTCTTCTCCAATAGAAAAAGCAAAATTTGCAGCAGCTTCTGATTGCATTCCTCTTGTAGCTTCATGTGATACGGATAAGTTACTTAAAGAAGGAGCTTCGATCCAATCATCACTTGTATAGCGATCTAGCAATTTTTTATTTGCTTTAGAAGAAATAACCCGTTGGTGTTTTAAAAATTCTCCAGCTTTGGTAAAAGTAGTAATTTGTTCTTCAGGAACACCATGCTGTCTAAGGATTCGTACTTGTTCTTGAGGATCAAGCCTGTTTATATTTTTCATTACAGAATCATCCACTTTTCCTGTAGCTTGTATCATTTTTTCTTGTAAGGTCTTTAGAGTTTTAGCTTGTATTCCTACAATTGCAGGTAATGCTTTACCTCGTGGAATATTAAGTGCTGTTCCTAGTTCTTGAACTCTGATAAAAGATTTAGCTACGTTTGTAGCTTTTTTCTTACCTACTCTAAGAGCTATACCTATTCCAGTAAATGCTGCTGGAGCCATTACAAATAATTCTTCAAGAAATCTTTCAGCTAAGACTTTATCCTCGCTAGGGCCAAACTGTCCTAAACCTAGTGCATCTTTAAAAGGTTGTAAAACTTCCCCGTACACCTGTTGAAATTCCATAACATCCTTTTGAGTTACACCTATACCTTCTGCAAATAGTGCCGCTTCATCTGGCGATCCTTCTAAAGCTAGATCTAGATATTTTTTTGCATTACTCTGTTCAAAATTTTCTTCTCCAAATATTTCTTCCACTGCTTTAAAAATAAATTCTTTTGTTGTCATAGCTTTATACGCAGCATTACTAAGACCTATATTAGCCAAGTATCCTAAAGACACTGCAGTAACAGGAAATTCAACCAATCCTGTGGCTGCTGCTCTTGTTAATCTATTTTTATAATGTCTAAAAGATTCAGATGTAGTACGGCTGTACTGGTACCCCCCCGCTCCATTATTAGCTGTAGAATCCCAGTAAAATTCCCCTCCTCTTGGTTTTTCACCATACTTTGAAGCTATAAATTCACTTCCTTCTGGTGCTGCTTTATCCGCATCTTCAGGGTTAAAGTACAAATCCATAGCAAATTCATCGCCTCTAGGTTGCTCTACAGAAATACCTAATACTCCTGGTACTATTGGTATTTGCCCTGCCGCTCCTCCTGTAATATCCTTCCAAAAGTTTGGTTTTATTTTCATCCGCTCCCTTCTAAGAGAATTAGTAAATAATTCAGGCTTCCCATAGAAGGGGTTTGCTTGATTGTTATATACTCCCTGTAAATTTAATACACTTGCAGGTTGATTTCGTAACCATTCCATGTAACCTCTATCGTTTTGAGCTGGTCGTACATCACTAAATGCCTTAGTATTAATAATTGTATTTAAAAGTTTAGCTACATCTGTCCTTGTCTTTTTTGAAGAAGAATAATTATTTCTAACAATATCTAATATAGCATCTCTTCTAGTAAATTCATCTAGTTGTACATTAGGCTCTGCACCTTCCAATGTGTCAGTGCCAGCACTTCCCATCAAAATATTATCACTACGAGTGACTACTGGTTGTTGTGTAGTAGGTACATCAGATGATACAGCAAGACTTGCTATTTGCTGTTGTACAGGCTCTTGCTCTTGTACAAAAGATCCAGTAGGACTTTCAAGAGTTAGATTAGGTACACTTCCTGCTGCAGGTTCAATTGTCATTGTCATTATTGTACCCTCAGTTCTTCAAGACTTGGTATTTCTGGTTTACCGGGTGCAAACCTTGAAAAACCAAGCTGTTCTGGACTTGGATGTGCACCATATTTAAATAATTGATCGTGATTCTTCCGCATATCTGCTTCACTTATTCCCCCAATTTTACCGTCTGCATAATATGGGGAAACTGCTCTTGTGTATGCAACCTGTAAAATAGATTCTACATTTTGCAAAACTGTATAAGGATTAACACCCTCTCTTTGATCATATCTAAGAAGTATTTTATTTCTAAGCAGAGGACGAATAGCAGACATTTTAATGTATTCTAAAACTGCGTCTTGTGCTCCAGGTGAAGGGGCAGACCAAATAGCAGCTCTGATAGTTTTAAAATCATAATCTGAAACTGCTCTGCCACCAGCCCCTCCCTGCCATGTCATTGCTAGTTTATATGTTAATTCTGCTTTTGCAGAAGCTAAGTAGAATTGTTGAACTGCTGCTCTTTCCTTATCATCAAGATCCTGTCTCCAGTATAGTGCAGCTTCTTCTTGTGTTAATGTTGCATGACGTTTTGTAAATTCATCTATGATAGCTTTATCTTTCTCATACAAGCTTGATACATGCACTTCGATAGCCTTTAAATCATTCATTGTATCCTCATTCCAAACTTTAAGTCCTGTGCTATCATTACTAGATACACCAGCAGCTTCATTTATATCTTTAAATTCCTGGTTTCTGTCAAAAAGACTTTTTCCAACACCTATAAGTCCGTCAATTATACCTTTAACTATTTGTGGTCTGGAATCCCCAGGTACGTCCGGTCCAGATGCACCCAATAGAGTATTGAAAAAATTCTCTAATCTTAGAGGAAGATGCGCCCCAGGTTTATCAAGCTTGTTTAAAGTCAGTAGTAGATTTTGTACATCAGTAATTTGATCTAGCGAGGCTGTCGCCAAACTTACTTGATCTGATAACTTTGATCTCATTGCAGCGGTTAGTGGTACAGTTTTTGCAGGATAAATAGTTGTAGTATCTCCAGAACTTGTTCTCTTTTCTTGTGTTAATCCTAATGCTACAGCATCTGCTATTTTAAAATATGTATCTTCAATATAATCAACTCCTCTTCTTAGATTTGGATTTTCATTTCCGAATTCATCTAGTTCTAAAAGACTAAGCATTCTCGCTGCAGCTTGATTTCTGTTTCGCCTATTAGTTTCTGCTCTCATATAACGCATATAATTTTCTGAAAGAAGCGGGTTTCTCATATCAAAAAATTGTACAACTTCTGGATTTCGACCATACATAATTTGATCTTTTTTTGAAATTCCCCGCCAAAGGGAAATAAAACTAGCCCCATGACCAGCTAACACACCATTTCCCGGCGTTTTAACTTGCTTAATATCTGTTAGTAGTCTAATGATATGGTTATCACTAACCTTATTACCTTGAGCATCATATGCATTACGATATTTGGCTATTAATTTTTTATACTCGCCAGAGCGATGTAAACCATCTACAAGTGTTTCATTTTGCTTGTATTTTTTATGCTCTGGATTCATACTATCAGGGTCTAGTGTTATTTTAAAAGTATAATCTTCTGGATCAATATCTAAAAAATTTGTAGGCATAAAACCCCGCCCTCTGGCAAATTGTAGAAGATGTTGATTTGTAAAATCAGTAACAGGATTCCAATGTACTTCATATTCTATTGCATCACCCTCTCCTCTAACTCGCTCTGGAGCAAAAGCCTGTGCAAGATGAGTGGAAGTTGCTGCTTGAAAATTTGGGTTGCTAACAATTTCAGCAGCTTGTTCAGAACCTACTGAATCAAGAATACCATTCAAAGCTTTTAAAATATACTGTGAATTTAATTTTGAATCGTGTTTAACTCCAGGGTTCTCAGGAATTAAATATTCTGAACCTGGATATCTGGAAAAACCTTCTTGAATTGTATTTGCACTTTTAAGTCTCTGCTCCTCTCTCATCAAACCTGCTTGATGTAAAAAATCTGCATCTATCTTTTCTTTTGCAGCTTTCGCTTGCTGTGCATACTCTTGATTTTTTTGTAAAGATTGGTTGAAACCTTCTGCAAACCCCCCCAAGGCACTAAAAAATGCTGACATTAGACTAGCTCCTCTTCTTCAGGTAAAATAGTTTCTTCT